ATTCAATGTGATACATTATGGTTATTTCCATTAGAAAGAATCATAAAAAGAATGAAATCATCAAATTTTAACTTAACAACGATGCAAATATATACAGGTATTAAGAGTAATTATCAATTGAATAAACTTCCAATTTTAAAAGATGAAGAATTAGAAAAGTTTATGTTTATGTTTAACTAAGTGAGGGTATAATGAGTGTATTAGACAAATTAAAGAAAAATAGTAACATCAAAGAAACTGCAATTTTATCAGAATCAAAATTATTCAATGATAAAGATATGATTCCAACATCAATTCCAATTATCAATGTTGCATTGTCTGGTAAGATTGATGGTGGTTTAACACCAGGTCTTACTATGTGGGCAGGTCCATCAAAGCACTTTAAGACTGCATTCAGTCTATTGATGGCAAAATCATATCTAGACAAATATCCAGATGCCGCAATGTTGTTCTATGATTCAGAGTTTGGTACTCCTCAATCATATTTCGATGCATTTGGTATTGATACTAACCGAGTAGTTCATTCACCATTGACAGATATCGAACAACTAAAATCTGATATTATGGTACAGTTAAAAGAAATCAATCGTGGCGACCATTTGATTATCGTAGTAGATTCTATCGGCAATCTTGCATCAAAGAAAGAAGTTGATGATGCATTAGAAGGTAAGAATGTTGCAGATATGACTCGTGCTAAACAAATCAAATCATTATTCCGAATGGTAACACCACATCTAACAATCAAAGATATTCCAATGATTGTAGTTAATCATACATACAAAACAATGGAATTATATTCTAAAGATGTTGTTGGTGGTGGTACAGGTTCATACTATTCAGCAGATAATATTTTTATCTTAGGTCGTCAACAAGAAAAAGATGGAACTGAAGTTGTGGGTTATAATTTCATTATCAATGTGGAGAAATCTCGATATGTTAAAGAAAAGTCCAAAATACCTGTATCTGTATCTTTCGATAATGGTATTAGTCGTTGGTCTGGTCTTTTGGATCTTGCTATAGAATCTGGTCATGTAGTTAAGCCAAGTAATGGTTGGTATTCTAAAGTTGATTTAGAAACAGGTGAAATTGGTGAAAAGCATCGCTTTGCCGATACTAATACAAAACAATTCTGGTCATCAATTTTAGGAGACCAAAAATTCTTAGATTTTATCGAAAACAAATATCGAATTGGTACTGGTGATATGATTGCTGATACTGATATCGATGAAACTTTTGATATTGACACAACAAATGGAGACAAATAATGAACGTATATATTTTATTAGACCGTAGTGGTTCAATGCAAACATTGTGGAATGAAGCAATTGGATCAATCAATGCTTATGTTAGCAAATTGAAAAAATCAGATAAAGTGCATCTTGCAGTATTTGATAGTGCAGGACATGATGTTATTCGTGATGTTAAAGTGAAAGAATGGATTCCAGTAAGTGACCAAGAAGTACTGCCTCGTGGAACTACACCATTGTATGATTCTTGTGGTAAAATTATGGCACAAGCAGAATTAGATAATGCAAAGAAAACAATTTTAGTTGTAATGACTGATGGTTGGGAAAATGCATCACAAGAATATACTAAAGAATCAATTCAAGCTAAAGTAAAATCATTCGAAGATAAGAAATGGGAAGTTATTTTCTTGGGTGCTAACTTTGATTCAGTTGAAGCTGTTTCTGGTTCTATTGGTGTTGCTTCTAGTAAGACATTAAATTATGCTCAAGGTAATATGATGCGTGGTATGGAAATCTTGGCCGCATCATCAGCATTGTATTCAACTTCTGGCGTATCAATGGAATTTTCAAATGAAGTTAAAACATCTTTAGGAAATGTAAAATGATTGAAGGATTAGATTACTGTTTCATCTATCCAAAAGAAGATAAAGATACAGTTCACGTTCGTTTACTTGATGGTCAATACAAAGACACAATCTTTAAGTATGGTAAAGTCAAGTTTGAAGAAAAGAATGGTGAGATGTATTTACTTTTCGCATATGATGTGTTAGAATGTACTGAGAATTATAAAGCGAAAAAACTTGAAAAAGATATTGATTTCAAGAATTACATTGGTGATTTGTTAGTTGAAATCATGTCAGGCAATTTAGAACAGGATATTGTGGATGAAACTGGAACAGACGATTTTAAAGAATCTGATTTTTAATGATGAATATTTACGAAAAGTATTGCCTTTCATAAAAGCTGAATATTTTTCTGATAGAGCAGAAAAAGTTATTTTTGATGAAATCACGAAATTCACTAATGATTACAACACTTCACCATCGATTGAAGCGATTGCCTTGGAAATCCAAGAGAAGAAATATCTTACAGATGACGAAGTATCGAAGTGTGGATCTTATCTTTCAGAAATTACGTCAGCATCTAGTGAAGAATCAAAAACTGAACTTAGCTGGCTTATTGATAAAACCGAGCAGTTTTGTCAAGAGAAGGCAGTATATAACGCAGTCTTAAATTCAATTTCAATTCTTGACGGCAAAGATAAAGCAAATGAAAAAGGAGCAATTCCTAAGATTTTGTCTGATGCTTTAGCCGTCAGTTTTGATTCTAATGTTGGTCATGATTATCTTGAGAATGCAGATTCTCGTTATGATTTCTATCATAAGAAAGAATCTAAGATTCCATTTGACTTAGAGATGTTGAATAAGATTACTAAAGGTGGTCTTCCAACTAAAACATTGAATGTTGCTCTTGCAGGAACTGGTGTAGGTAAATCATTATTCATGTGTCATGTTGCCGCTGGTGCTATGACGATGGGTCTTAATGTACTCTATATCACAATGGAAATGGCAGAAGAAAGAATTGCTGAACGTATTGATGCAAATCTATTGAATGTCACACTTGATAATTTGATGGAATTACCTAAAGAAACTTACGAGAAGAAAGTAGAAAAAGTTCGTAAGATGACAACTGGTAAATTGATTATCAAAGAATATCCAACTGCATCTGCATCATCTATTCACTTTAGAACTCTTCTTAACGAATTGAATCTAAAGAAGAATTTTATTCCAGATATCATTTTTATTGATTATTTGAATATCTGTTGTTCTGCTAGAATCAAAGCTGGTGCTAATGTGAACTCATACACATACGTTAAAGCAATTGCAGAAGAACTTCGTGGACTTGCAGTAGAATTCAATGTGCCGATTGTAACTGCAACACAAACAACAAGAAGTGGATTCTCAAGTAGTGATCCTGGTCTTGAAGATACTTCTGAATCATTTGGTTTGCCAGCAACTGCTGACTTGATGTTTGCATTAGTTACATCAGAAGAACTTGAAGCACTTGGTCAAATCATGGTGAAACAATTGAAGAATCGATATTCTGATCCAACATCATATAAGAGATTTGTGTTGGGTATTGATAGAGCGAAGATGCGATTATTTGATGTTGAACAATCAGCACAAACTGGTCTTGCAGATTCTGGTACACCAGCAAAAGAAAATAATAACACATACACCAAAAAGTCTTTTGATGATTTTAAAGTGTGATAAATATTTTTTTTGAGAGAAATTAATATGGGACTATCAACAAATAGTGCAGAAATTCTAAAGCAATATCAATCAGATGATGACTTTGGATTTTCTGCCGTATCAGAAGAAGATTATCAATCAGTCATCAACAAAACTGCTGAAACTGCTGATGACTTCAAATCAAGATTAGATGAAGTAGAAAAGATTATTATTCCATTCTTACAGAAGCTATATGCAACTGCTGATAAAGAATATATCTATTGGCCAAATCGTAAACCAATCATTGAAGCACAAATTGAGAAAGTACTAAAACTTACTAGAGGTTAATATGTCTGCCGTTGTTATTATTCCAGTGACAGGTTCTCCAGAGTGCAGAACCGCAATTGAAAGTGTTCTCAATCAAACATATCCAACAACTTGTTATGTTGTATGTGATGGTGAAGAATTCTCTGGCAAAGTCCAAACAATCGTAAGCGATTATATGGGCAATCCAAATTTAAAAGTTTGTTATCTGCCAGAGAATGTTGGTGCAAATGGATTCTATGGTCATAGAGTCTATGCCGCATTCTCACATCTTGTCAAAGAAGACTATGTTCTGTTTCTAGACCAAGATGTATTCTTAGAAAGATTCCATGTTCAACGATGTGTTGAAACAATCGAAGAAAATAATTTAGATTGGTGTTATTCACTAAGAAGTATTTGTGATAAAGATGGCAAATTCATCTGTACTGATGATTGCGAATCGTTAGGCAAGTGGCAAGCATGGACACATACTTATCACATAGATACGAATTGTTATTGTGTTAAACGTGATGTAATGACAAAGATTGCAAGTGTTTGGCATGGTGGTTGGGGTCAAGATAGAGTATTCTTTGCTACTATTGCACAACATTTTAATAAATTTGACTGTACTGGAAAATATACAGTCAACTATCGTCTTGCAGGAAATGAAGGATCAGTCACTAAAGAATTCTTCATTGAAGGTAATATGAAATTGAATGATTATTATAAAGGTAAATTACCATGGAGAAAGTCCTAGTCGTAGGTGAAAATAGTTTCATCGGAAGTAATCTAAAAAAATATGATAGAGTTTCATATAAAAAACTTAATGATGTAGATTTCACGAAGTATGATGTTGTTGTGAATTGTGCATTAAATCCTCTTTATAAGATTCAAAAATACAGAGAGAAGATAGATGTCGATTGGTATGTTGGTCGTAAGGCCTGTGATGCTGGATGTCATTATGTGATGCTTTCTACTAGTAAAGTGTATGGTAATAATAATCATTTTACAAGTTATTCTGAAAATTCAGAAGTTCGTCCATATGACTTCCACTCAGAAAATAAATTAAATACAGAATTCAAACTACTTGCAAATTATGGTAATAATATTACTATCTTAAGAGGTTCAAATATATTTGGATTTGAATATGGTAGAGATTCTTTTGTTGGATATTGTATGACAAATCTAGTGAATAGAGGAATAATTGACTTCACCATTTCAGATGCAGTAAGACGAGACTTTTTACCAATACAGAATGCTGTGACATTAATTGAAAAGATATGTCAAGTAAAGCCATTTGGAGTATTCAATCTCAGTTCAGGAATTGCACTACCAATTAGTGTTATTGCAGAATCACTCGTCAAAGGATATACTTATGGTGGAGAAATCAATAAAACTGGTTGGCAACTAGATAGACAATTTGTTCTCGATAATACAAAATTGTGTGATGAATTGAATGTTAAAATTGGACCATTTAATTATAAACAGATATTTGAAGATTTAGGAAAGCAACTATGCAAGATTTAGTCATCACAGCCGTATCAGAATATGGATATGATAAACTTAAATATTGGGTAAACTCACTAAATCGAAGTGGATTTACTGGTAGAAAAGTTGTCATCGCATTCAATATTAAAGATGATACAATCAAACAACTTCAAGACAATGGAATTGAAGTTGTTTTAACATCAACAAATAGAAACTATAATGATACTGGTTATCAATTTGAATTGGGATTAACATATCAAGTTCCAATGCTCAGACACTATTTCTACTGGCAATATCTAAAACAACAAAGTGGAATTCGATATGTAATTTCGACTGATTGTGCTGACGTAGTATTTCAAAGCAATCCATCTGATTGGTTAGATGTATATGGATTAGATGGAAGTTTGTTTTATGCATCAGAAGGATTAGAGTACAAAAATGAAGATTGGGGAAGACAAAATTTAATTGATTGTTTTGGTCCAGATGTTTATGAAACAATGAAAGACAATCAAATTTATAATGCAGGATCAATGGCTGGTGATTTTGAATCATTCAAAGAGTTCTCATTGAATGTTGCATTATTATGTCGAGGAATCAATAATCCAACGCCAGACCAAGCCGCAGTCAATGTGTTGTTGGGACTAAAGCCATATTTTTATATGACACATTTCATTTCACATGATATAAACTGGGCATGTGAATGTGGCACAACAGTTGATCCAACTAAGATTGATAAGTTTAGACCACATTTGAAATGTGGTGAACCTACATTTGATGGTGAGTTTGTGTATACACCAAGTGGCGATAAGTATGTTATGGTTCATCAATATAATAGAGTTCCAGCATGGAAAGATTTGATTGAGAGAAAATATGGATAAAAATATAACAGTAGTAACGGCATTCTTTGATATTGGTAGAGGAAATCTACCTAATGAGAAACATGGTAGAGTATTACCACATTATCAACATAGAAGTGTGGACACATACTTTGAATATTTTAAAAATCTTGCCCAACTAAAAAATGATATGGTGATATACACATCACAAGATTTTGCTGAAAGAATCTACAATATCAGAAAAGATGCTGGACTAGAAGAACAAACTACAGTCGTTGTTTTACCTAGTTATCTTCCAAATGGATTTGATGAAATTCGTGATAAAGTTACAGAAATCATGAATGATCCAAACTATTATGGCAAAGTTGATAATCCGCAATTGATTGAATATTGGCACACAGATTATGTTCTAGTGAATATTTTTAAATCATATTATGTGTCACATGCAATTGCAAATGGTCATATCAAAACAGATTTAACTGCATGGATTGATTTTGGTTATTGCAGAAATCCTAATACTATTCCATCAAGCAAAGAATGGTCATATGATTTTGATAAAGAAAAGATTCATTATTTCAATATCAGAACAATTGAACCAGAGCGTCCAATTGATGAAATAATCTACACTGGTGATGTTTATATTATGGGATGTCATATTGTTGCAGGTACACACAAATGGGTAGATTTAATGAGTCGTATGACGAATTGCCTAGCAGTATTACTCAGTCATAGATTGATTGATGATGACCAAACATTATTGTTGATGTCATTCTTAAGTAGTCCACAGGATAGCGAATTGCATTATGTTGATCCTTCAGACTGGTTTATAATCTTTAAAAAATTTAATGAGTTAGCATGATTAGCGTAGCCTCACCTAGAATACATAATTTAGGAGACTTTGCACATTGTCTTCCTACACTATCGGCTTTATATAAAGCAACTGGTCAAAAACTATCATTTTCAATTTGTGATAGACTTGAAAGATTCAAAGGAATCAAAGAGTTACTATTAGCACAAGATATGATTGAAGAAGTTTTCTTTTGGAGAGAACAAAAGTTTAACTACATGAATGGTGCTATCCTCGATGATACTGGAACAACTGAAGGTAATGCACAAGCACCTATTGCAAATAGACAATATCTCAACTATTTCAATAAAACATATGGATTTACACTTTATAACGATGATGACTTTAAATTGCAAATTCCTAAATTAGATATTGATTATCATGAAGAAAAGATGATTGTTGGTGATAGATGGTCACCTAAAGATGCACCAGATGTAGATACTCGTAGATATTCAAATCTAATTGAAAGTTCTGGAGTTATTGATAGAAATAAAGCAGTCTATCTTGACTACAATAATGATTTACTGTATAATTGTGCTCTAATTAAATATAATCCTAATACATTCATCACAACATTCACAGGAATTGGTATTCTTGCTGACTTGATGAAGAAAGATTTGTATGTCTTGTGGGATGAAGATATGCGAACATGGCAAGGACTTCCAGTTGAACATGATTTTGACTTGCACTATTATAAAGATAGAGGAGCAAAGTTAAAGTATATTCGAGATTTTAAATATGATTATTAATATTGAGCCATATAATTTCAGTACATTGCGTAATGGTGACATGATTGCACTATTAAACTATTTGTGGCACCTGAGAAAGCATACACCTTTATATGGTGATGTTCAATTTCATGTGCCAGATAGGTCTTTAGGACAAGGACAACATTGTAAAGATTTTAGAGACTTTCTAGTTAAGCGTGGATTTCTATCAGAAGAACCGGGTACAGCAATACTAGATCCAATGATGTCTGGTGCAAATTTATGGGAAATTAGGTCACAGACTGGTGATATCATCAAATTAAATATTAATGTATTTAAAGAAAAGTTGATTTGTATTGCACCAGTCATGGATGCACCATATAATACATATCGAAATTGGTCAAATGAGATGTTACAAGACATCATTAATCATTATGAGCAAGAAAAGTATGATGATTATGGTAAGATTCTATGTGTTGCACCAGGACTAAACTTCAACATCAAACCAACTAAGTTTGCAATCTCAACAGATTTAATTCAAAATCTACATTACATTGCTAAGTGTAGTCATTACATTGGTGGTGATACTGGAACATCTCATTATGCATCTGCAATTGATGATGATAAGAAACGTTATTACTTTTATGGTTCAGTTGGACTACTACACACAACACCTTTCTATGCAATGCAAGGACAAGGTAAAATTATTATGTTCAATCATGAATGGAATTTGGATCCACTAAATGAAGATTAAAGTTTATATACACGCAATGGATATCACTCCTAGAGGATTTGATATTCTATTCGAGCAAGTTAAATTACTAGAATCAACTCAATTAATTGATAATGTTGATGAAGTAAATGTTATGTGTCATTATAATATTGATAGTTTCAATTGGTTAAAAGAACGATGGAAAGATAGAACTAATGTTTATTATGAACATTTTGATGAATCTTATAAAGAATGGTATGAAGCAACAACTATTCATCGTATACAAGAAGATGCACATAATCAAAATTGGGATTACTATGTGTTAAACATCACAAGTAAAGGCATCTCACATTCAGATGGACCACATCAAAATTGGCGTAGATATATGCAGTACTGGAATATCGAACGTTGGAAAGATTGTGTTGCAAAACTAGATGAAGGATATGATACTGTAGGATGTGCATATCTCAATAATCCACCATATCCATTTTATGCTGGAACTTTCTTTTGGGCGAAATCATCATATCTACGCAAGTGTAGAAGATTAGATACTCCAGAATCAAATAATTATGTACCACAATTTGTAGGACAACCACATCATCGATTTGATTATGAGTGTTGGATTGGAAGTGGAGATCCAAAATGGTACGATATGCATCCAGGACAAGACAATCGTTGGTACTTACCAAGGGAAACTTATGCAGAATGATACAGCAATAATTGTCACATCTTATTGTGGCGGTAACTTTGAAGCAGAAAAAAGAAAAATGACACGAGTAATCTGTAAGAGATTATTCGAAGCAGGACATCATGTTGTACTTGCATCACACTCAACAATTGATGAAGAAACTCAAAAATATGTTCATGCTTATGTTTATGATAGTAATAATAGCTTTCAAATCAATGGGTTACCAAATAGAACAACAAATCATGGCGTTGCAGAATTGACTTCTGTTCACAATGCATTGAAGTTTTTGAGTGATTTCAAATACTTTATGAAAGTGACTTATGATAATAAACCAGACTTAGATTATCATGATGTGATTGTGAAATGTAAACAGACAGGTAAGAAAGCAGTAACTGCCAAATGGGGAAATGATGTTACATATGGTACACAAATGTACTTTACTGAAATTGATTTCTTTAATAGAACATTATCATTGAATGAAGTTTCTCGTTGTGATAAAGACTTAGAATATGTTTGGTTTGATTCTATTCACGATTTAGGTCTACATGACGAAGTTCATTTATTAGAAAATTATCATAATTTCATGGGGCAAGATGTTTTGCAATATTCTCATAGTGCAGGTACATCTGTTGATAGGTACGACTTTGAATAAAACACTTAGTATAACGTGTATTGATGCATACACATATGAGCCAACAATTCAAGCATTATTAAAAACTGAAGAGACATTACATCACGCAGGCATTAAGGTATCAAGAGTTTATTGGTTCTCTGATATTCCTATGCCAGAAAATGCAATGCAGAGATTAAAATTTTTAAATATTGATGTGCAATGGACAAAAATCAAAAGATTTAAAAGATATACTGATGAATACAATTTCATCACATTAAAATTGGTTCCACATATTGCAGTAGAAGATTTTAATTTAATCATTCATGCTGATGGATTTGCAATTAATGCTGATGCATGGACTGATGAATTTCTTAATTATGATTACATTGGTGCAATATGGCCAAATGGTGGAGTTGGTAATGGTGGTTTCTGTTTAAGAAGTCGTAAACTATATGATGCAATGCTATCTATGGATATTGGATATGAATCAATTAATTATGATTTAGGTGATTCTAGATATTTTGTGATTGATGGAAAAGGTGATAAAGTAGTTCCAGAAGACAATATTATTTGCAAGATATATAGAGATGAACTTCAAGAAGTTTATGATATTAAATTTGCAACAAATGAAATTGCAGACAGATTTAGTATTGAACATAATATGGGTTCATCTTGGTTGGGCAAGAGTTTAGGTTTCCATGGAAAACATGGAGTGGCAAAACATTATGGAGTTGATTTATGATTTTGGTAACAGGTGGTGCTGGTTTTATTGGAAGTAATTTTTTATATCATTTGAAAAGAAATTTTAATGATGATATTGTTTGTGTTGATAGTTTGACTTATGCATCAAATTATAATCACATTGCACCATTAATTGAAGAATTTGGTATTGCATTTGAACCAGTAGATATCACAAATTTTGAAACTATTCAAAAAGTATTCAAACATTATAAACCAAATGTTATTGTGAACTTTGCGGCAGAAACTCATGTTGATAATTCAATCAAAGATTCTAGTCCATTCATCATGACAAATGTTTTAGGCACAGTTAATCTATTAAATCATGCAATGAATTTAGATTCTCTTGATAAATTCATTCATGTATCAACAGATGAAGTTTATGGTAGTCTTGAATTAGATGACCAACACAGTTTTACTGAATATTCTCAGTATCAAACTAATAGTCCATATTCAGCATCAAAAGCATCATCAGACCACTTTGTAGAAGCATATGGAAAAACATATGGACTTCCTACAATCATCACGAATTGTTCAAACAATTATGGTCCAAATCAACATTCAGAAAAGTTTATTCCGACAATCATTAAGAGTGTATTAGCAGGAAAGAACGTTCCTGTTTATGGTGATGGATTAAATGTTCGTGATTGGTTGTACGTTGAGGATCATTGTAGAGCATTAGAGTTGGTGATTCGTAAAGGTGTTATTGGAGAGAAATATAATATTGGTGGCGGTGAAGAAGTTGCCAATATTGATTTGGTAAAGATGATACTAAAAGCTATGAATATCTCTGGAACTATGATAGAATATGTGAAAGATAGACCAGGACATGATAGAAGATATTCTATCGATTGCTCAAAGATAAAAAAAGAATTAGGCTATGAACCAAAATACACTTTAGAAGAAGGCCTAAAAGAAACTATTAAATGGTATACGTCAGGAAAAAATAATGGAAAATAATGCATCTAATAATTTGACTCAAGAAATGATTAGTCTATTAGCAAACTCTGCTAATCCAAAATACATCAAGAATTATGATGACTATAAAGAAGGTGACTTTGTTCAATATTCTGGACAACTTTGGGACCATAATGAAATCTATGCCGCAATCGACTCTATTCTAAATGGTAAATGGGTAGT